TATATCTAAGGATCCTAGCTCTGGTTGTTTAAGTTCATAACCCTCTCGGGTTTCTAGTAGCATATCTTCTATGATTGTAAAGAAGTTATCCTTGTTGTATAGCATACCGAACTGCCATTTAGTTTGCATCACTAAGGTATCAACATCACATGCATGGGTCGAAAAAGAATCATGTATAGCTCCGAAGTCTCCTGAGAAACTCTCTATAACTTTAGCCATATGTGAGGCGTCCATTGAGTGCACGAAGTTGGGTGAGCAACCTGATGCAAAGGATCTCCTACAAGGTAAGAGGTCTCCTTTGGAGGTTATCACTGGTATCTTTATACTATGACCCACTTGACCTATGCCCCTGATACGACCACGTATAGTTATGTTCTTCTGCCTCCACACTTCGTACAACACAGGGAACCCTGAGGGTGTAGTCCATTGAGTGCATGTCTCACCTGTTGATAAGATATGATCAGTAAGCTTTTGAATAAACTTCATAGTCTTTAGAGGACCCACACAAGTATCGTTGATAGCCAGTATCAATTGCTTTGACAGCTTAGTGCAATCATCTTCGGTGATGTTGTACTGTTTGTCATAACCCTCCACCTTACAGTCGTAGTACATGTTGAATGCAATCTTCTTCTGACCAGCAGAGTAAGCTCTTGTCATTGACCCACGTTTAGCTATGCCTTTCCTTATAGCTTTCATAGGTATGCTCCGGGCTTCAAACCATTCAGGCATTCTTTCAATCAATCTCTTAGCAACTTTCACATAGAAGTCTTTCTGGATATCGTTAGGTAGTATAGACACTAAGTCACCTGCTTGTTTATCCTTACTGATAGCTGCTAGATGTTGCCATCCATTGTTACTACCATCAATAGGTATAGGTAGGTAACTGTGGTGTACCTCACCAGACTCTTTTGCTTTACAGTAAGCAGATATATCTAAGCAACATGCAAGAAAGCTAACGGGCTTTTCTGCTTCTATCCTGAAGCTTTGTCCATCCGCTAATTGGTTTATCCAAGTCAGGTTGTTTAGGGTCCACAGTTCCCTGTCCCTTAGTGTCATCTTGTCTACTGAGATTGTGGATAATCCTTCGTCTTGCAGATAAGTTTTGTAGTCCGCTGTTGCCCATGCTGGTAGTTCCTCTATTTCATACGACTGATTATATGAACAAGCTGTATGTATACATAGCCACTTGTAACCTTTAGTGTCCATAGCTTTTGCGGATGCAAACTCAAAGAGTCCTTTGGATATATCAGATCCTTGGAAGTTTAAGAATGGTTCTGTGTAGTACACACGACCTCGGTAGTCACACTCCACCATCTGAAAGAAGTCACGCTTACCTATAGCATGTATCTTAGCTATAACAAACTTCATCTCTATAGCTTTTGATTTAGCTTTTGTTGACTCATCAGATAGATCTATGAACTGCTCAAGGTTCTCTTCTAGTGCCATCACAACAGGCATGTTGAGTCTCCATGAGGTTTGTTGCAGCTTGTTTAGTGCTGTTACAAATGGAGCATTGACTACCTGCTTGAAGTCCTCCTCGCTACTCATACGTTTAATGTATGGACGCTTAGTGAACTCATTGCGTAATGAAGTGATGTCCTTAGGGGCTACAAAAGAAGTACCAATGAGGGTGTGCTTGATGTACTCAGGTGGTAGCTCACCTAGCTCTGCCCACTTGGGTAGCAGTTCAATAATGTAAGGTGCACGATAACCATCGTACTCTCTCTTGATGTTAATGTAGCCTAGTTGTAGTAGTGATTCCATGTATAGGTCACCTACTGCAATTATCTCCTTATAGTTTGTATTCAGTACACCTAAAGCAGACAGCACCTGTAAGCCCACAGCAGTCGATGTAACGGTTAGTTTAAAGGGGGCTGATGATGACCTTCTGGACTTCTGATAAGCTGCCACAGAGCCTGCTACGGCCCTTACAGTTAGCCTCTCGTAGCTATACCCATATGGGATCATTGAAGAGATCAATCTGGCCCCTTCTGGGGGCCTCCCACGGAACGTATTACCTTCACATCTTTCCTTGATATACTCAGTGATTAACTCTATGCCCTTAGAGTTATCCAGTATAACTAAGGAAGTCTTCTTGTCCTCGTAATCGGTTGGTTCTTGTGTTGTAGAATGCACTACCACAGTCTCCTGTTCGTCCTGTAAACCGGGACTTGAGTACTCGTAAGTGTATTGTGTTTCGTTCATCTTCGCTTTCCGCTACTAAGTTTCTTGAGAATGTTATAATGTCAAAGCTGATTTGTTTAATAGAACCTGAACCCTTGATGTCATCAATAGAGCTTAAGTGTCCTTCCTCAAACGACTTACCTCCTTGTGCTTTTCTTAGGTGGCTAATCAAACCCAGCCATACATTATGTTTCTTAACTATCTTAAGTAGGTCAGACATGATTGCATCGATAGCTTCATTACCTGTCTTGCCATCAGCACCTTCACTGACTGCAATAGTTATGTGATCTAGTATAATGTATTGGCATCCAAGAAGACATAGGTTTTCTATCTGATCTATCAATGAGTTGTCTGACACTGCACCATTGTGGTCTAGTAGGACTAGCCTCTCGTTACCAAACACTTGATCAAAAGCTTGACGCTCTTCTTCTAGTGTTGGGTTCTCTGGTGTGAACATTGTAATGAACTTCTCAGCTGAGTCCCCTATGGACTCCTCAAGGGACACCATACCTATTGAATCCTCAGTTGCTGCTTGAAGTTCTAGTACAATCTCCTTGATCATTGTTGACTTACCTGAACCTGTGCCTGATGTGAACAACACTATCTCACCCTTGCGCATACCATCTAGCTTCTCATTGAGACCTTCAAGGCACTTAGGGTAGGGTACAGATTTGGTTAGCTTACGTTCTTGGTATGCTTCCCAGATAGATTCACCACGTACAATAGATGCAGGTGCATACTTCTGTGCATTAAAGGTAGCTCGTTGTAGTAACGATGGATCTTTCATGTAAGTTTCACATGGATCATTCTCATTAAGCTTAGCCACCTTGACGATGTCCCAACCAATGATCTTAGCAGCAGCTGTCACTGCCTTAGTACCTGCTTCGTCTTGATCAAACATCAGGACTACTTCCTTAAAGCTCCTTAAATACTCTCTGTTCTCTACTAGTATCTTCATGTTAGATGATGAGGGTAGGGATACCACAGGGAATGTCTTGTTGTACTTGTCCATGATAGACTGTTGTACAGCAATAGCGTCTAGCTCTCCTTCTGTTATGATAATTCTTAGACCACCTTGCATGAACAGTGACTGACCAAACAACTCTAGCTTAGGGTTCTTGAGGTCACCTACTGCACGAAAGTCTTTAGGGAACATACGTTTCTTATAGCCTACCACTTGCCCGTTGACTGTGTATGGGTAGTAGTGTGCTGTTATCTCCGAAGAGTTACCACGCTCTACCTTCATACCATAGATCTCACACACTGTCTTTGTAAGCTTACGCTCACGAACACCAGCAGTATCATAGTCAGCTATATTTTGTATCGTATCTGTACTCATATCTTTCTCATAGTTATTTGTTTTGTACTTGGGTTTTACTGAACTGTCGTACTGATCTAAGAACGCTGGTTTGTTACATACGAAGCACTTACCTCTGCCATTAGTCCACAATGCAACTCCATCTGAGGAGCTACAGTGGTGGCAGGGGTAGTGTCCAGCGAAAGTTTCTGTTGTTGACATCTTAATTCCACCTTGATTCTTTAATAGACTTTGCGTCTAACCTGCGTTCTTTTGCTAGAGACTTGGTAGTCCTCCTCTCTTGCTTACGCTTGTCTTTCTCTAAGTATTCTGATGTTTCAACTTCTTTCTCTTTCTTACTCATATCTTTCTCTGTTTTAATTAACTAAAGACCAACCGTAATGTGTCTTCCTTAGACCTGTTATTACTTTTGATAGTCCTTTCCGAGTTACTTTATTATCGTAAGCTATAAGACTTAGCCTATCACCGTGATGCACTTTACCATCTTTGTGTGAAAAGCAATACTTCTTATTGTCTGTAAGAGCTACAGATATTTTATACCTTGCAGCTTCTGATTGTTCAAAGGGAGCTATCCATTTGACTGCACCTATGTGGTTGTTGTACCAAGTCCTCTCACCTTTATCATCCCTCTGGGTCAGTACATCATTCTTTGCTAGATGGTATGTCTCAAAGTAGCTGAGACCTCCTCTGCTTGTGTACAACTTGAAGATTTCAAAGGTGAAGTTAGTCTTACCGAACTCTTTAATGTCTCCTGACAGGGGCTTACAGGACCCCATGTACGTACGCCAAGGACTTTCACGTACTCTCTTTCGCTTTTGGTGTACATGAAAGAACTTACGACCCAAGTATTTCTTACCTGTCAGGTTGTTGGTTATGATGTATATGAAACCAAAGTATTCATTGACATCAAAGTCCTCACCATCGTAGGTCCAATGGCCTATGTTATTTTTCATCAAAGACCTCCTCGAGAGTTAGTTGTCTGAAGTCACCCCACTTTCTCCTCATGTATATAAGGTTAAAGCAAGTCTCTAGTTTAGGTTTCCAATCACGTAGGTGGTGGTCACGCCATGTGTTACGCACTGTGTCAAGCAAGTCTTTATGTTCTACACCTGCTAGGATTTTCTCAGCTTTCTTAGGGCCAATACCTTTGAGACCCATGATGTTATCTGTTGAGTCACCAGTGAGTAGTTGCAAACAAAAGAACCTATGTGCAGCTTCTTCATCCATAAAGTAGAACTCTTTCTTGTTAAAGTTGTAGTGCCAACCGGGACATCCATTCAAGTCCTTATCAATGTGTGCAATAAGGTAGTGTTCACCAGCATCCATAGCTTCTTGTGCCCAGATGCAACAGATATCGTCTGCTTCACAGTTGTCAGACTTGAAACAATCGTTAGCCCAAGCGTACTCTGTGACTGCATTACGTCTTTCAGTTATCTTTGGGTCTACTTTAGTGCTAGATCGTTGCGCTTTATAGTCTTCAGCAACTTCATATCTGAAATTACCCTTACCTTTTACAGCTACGTAGCCTTTAACTCCTCCAGTATCCCTCATGATACCGTCAAGAGCCTTGTTGAAAGCTGACTTAGCCTGTGTAACGCTGTCTGTTGTGGCTGCAATACGATAAATGATACTGTCGGCATCTATAAATACCTTATCGTACTCCATTTCACTGTCCAAACAGGACTTATTAAACATCTCAAACACTTTATCGTTGTTGTTAAACATACTTATTACTCTTAGTTAATGTATCTCTGCGTAGTTTATACCAATCTTACCGTCACCATCCATGCATTGCACACCTACAGACTTAGGACCCTCGCGGAATCCTGCTATAGATATGTCAAGTACAGTCTTGGCGTGTTTAGTTGGTGTAACCCATGCAGTTTCATCATGATAGAACAGGATAGGGTATGTATTTTCTATACCTAGTTCCTTGATAGCCTTGTATTGGTACACAAGAGCGGTCTTACAGGTGATTCCTTCTAGAGTTTGTAGTAAATAGTTCAGTAACTGGTGTTCTGAGCCTACAAATATACGTCTACCATCAGCACCTTTGATGAATCCTATACCAGTTTTCATCTTGTTGTGATTAAACTCATATATTAAGTCATCTTTTAGTTCTTTTAGTAGTGGAAATGCTTCACTGAACTTAGCATCTGCTATCTTACCAGCCTTAGGACTCTTTAAACCTGTGATTACCTCACCAAGTTTAGCAACACCAGCCCCAAACAGGTAAGCATATATGAAAGACTTTGCTTTTGATCTAGAGATACCAAGGATAGAGGCGTTACGTGAGTGTGCATCAGTGCCATCAGACTCCTTACCTGTTACTACAGAGGCTGTGAACTTATCATCCTTCATGTAGTGTGCTAGTCCACGGAACTGATTACCTGCAGAGTCAGCACCAACAAGCTTATGTCCTTTCTCACAAGTAAGAAGTGACCTTAGTTCTTTACCATAAGATGCATGTACTCCGGGAATGTTTACAATACCACGATGTCTACACCTGAAAGATGGTGTGCCTATGCAGAACATATCACCATGAAGCCTACCATCACCCCACAACTCTACGATATCTAGCCAGCCTTCTACTACAGCAAGTCTTTGTCGTAGCATATAGTATTTACCAATCATCTTACCCACTAGACCTAATGGTTCTAATGAGGAGTCTGTTAGCTTTGGTGATTGGTTAACCCACTTGTTACCTATCTTCTTAGCTGTCCAATCATCAGGCTTCCACCCAATGTCGGTAAGGTACTTCTTTACTAATGCTAGTTGACCTAGTTGTATAGGTTTGATTTCTATCTTAGAGTAAGGACCACTGACGGAACCTTCAGACGCTTTAACTTCGGGGTCTAATTCAAACCAATCGATTACGTTTTTATAGTAACCACCATTCTTCTTAACTACCTTATCAACTTCCTTAGAACCCTTACGTACACAGATGCTACCTATCTTAGGTTCTAGCTCGTCTTCTATTGAGTGCATCTTCCATATCAGTTCGTCTTTAAGTTCTTCTGCAGCCT